CTCTTTTACAATATCTTTTAGAAAATCCATTATGCGAAAAATAGTTCAAGGTTTACAGTTTTCTCAACGTTCCACCCAATTGCATCAAGGATTGACTTGAGTGGTTCTACAAAACTCTTCTCAAATTGTAGATCATAGTCAATGTATTTGTCAAGATTCAATTCCCGTGGGAAATCCTGAATGAAAGAAATTACATTCTCTTGAATGATATTTGGTTTCTTCAGATAAATGAACTTGATTTTTTCACCATTGTTAATAAGTGAATATTTATTGGTCAGTTTTTTCTCCTTAATATAATGATTAAAAAGAAGTGCTCCACGGCAATGAATTGGTGTTCCCTTCACATAAATGTCAGAATGTGATTTGTACTTCACAACATCAGATACTGAACGAGGGAAAGCAATCTCCTCTGGTGGAAGTTGCTTAAACTTCTTACGAGATTCATCAATGAAATTGATTACATCTTCTTCAGTTCCATTCATCATTAGTTTGAGACCGTCCTTAATCATCTGACGACAAGGTGCAGGAGTAGATGATTTGACTGCCTCAATACCCATCATCTTTAGTTTGGGTTCATTATATTGAACACCTTCACTATTCCAGACATTGAGAATATAACGCTTCTTCGCAGTCCAGATACCGCGTTCTGCAATATTCTCACGTTTCATGATCATTTTTTGTTCATATGCCTGAACATAATCCGCAAGGTCCTGATAAGATTGTTCGATGAATGGTTCCAACTTGTCTTGACAGATCTTATCAAGTAACGAAACAACTGCTGTTTTATCACCAGACTTACTACTAAGAAATTTATCAACAAGAGGTCCAAGATTAAGATAGATCGAATCGGTATCAGATGCGATGACATAATCTTCACCATCTGTTTGCAAAATCTTATTTAGAAATCCGTTCATCTTATTCTCAATCCAACGGATAGAGACTTGACCAGAAAGCGTAATCGCCTCCGCATTGGCCAATTTATAGTACCTAAAATACTGATTACCGATAGCACCATAAGCAGAGTTGAGTTGAATCTTACGAGCCATCTGAATGTTATTGCATCGTGCAATCTCTTTCTCCAGTGCCTTAGTTGGAGTCTTCTCATAATCTTGTTTTGCAGCAAGCATTTTCTTTTTATAGATGGTTCGATCCTTGTAGATCTTTTCCATCAGTTCAGGCAAGAACCCACGGATATCTTTGCGGTACATGGCACCATTAGCACATACCGCATTGTCCTTATACATCTCAAAAGTCAATTCCTCATTAAGTATCTTATCAACTGTTGCTGATGGGTGCCTTGTATCCCGTAATGTCTCTGGCGAGATATTGTACTGCATAATGAGATGAGGATAAAGGCTGTTAAGGTCAAAACTGACAACCCAATCATACTTTCCTGGAATCGGTTCCTTGACATAAGCTCCAGCATACTTGGAATCTTTGTCAGATCGTTCCTTCGGGGGGATGACAACATTTCGTTTTTTCAGATAATTGTAGATAATAGCGTCCCACATGCGGACTTGGAAAAACACATCGTTGTAATTTACTTTGGCATCATATGCCATCGTAATTGCAAGTTCGATGAGTTTCATCTTGTCTTCCATACGGTCAACAAGTTCCACGTCAATTATATTGTATTCTACAAATTTCTGCCACCCCTTCGTATAGAAATCTTTAAAGGTATCAAACTCAGAGTGATCCAACTTTTTCTGTCCGAGTTCTACACTCGCAATGTAGTCCAAACGATAGGACTCCTGCGCCTTATAAGTGAACTTCTTATAAAGATTTAGGTAATCAAGCTGCGTAACACCCCCAACATCATAAGAAATGTGTTTTCTTCCCATGATAATAGTCTCACGTTCTGTCACCAATCCCCATGGTGACATGCGTTTCATCAACTTTTCACCAAGAATTCTATCAATACGACGAACAAGATATGGAATATCATACAGTTCACTGTTCCAACCAGTAATGACTTCAGGTGTATTATCCTCAATCATCCACCAATTAATAAAGTCAGTCAGAAGTTCATGCTCAGTTCTAAAACCTTTATAGAGAACATTCTGTTGTTTATTATTGAAAGGACCACGACCCCAGGTGCGAATCTGTTTTGTATTATAATCCTGTACAGTAATCAACAATACTTCTTCTGCAGCAGATTCCACATCGGGAAATCCATTCTCAGATGCAACCTCAATATCAAGGGTAGCAATCTTAATCTTACTGGTATCGAACTTGATCTCTTCTTCAGGATACATCTCAGAAATATACTGATAGATGTATCGATCATTTCCATAGATCTTAAAGTTTTCTACACCCTCATACTTTTTAATAAAGTCTCTACAGTCACGAACCGTTCCTGGTTCTACAGATTCTACAGACTCTCCCTCAAGTGTTTTGTACTTAGTTTTTTTATTTGATGGAACAAAAAGAGTTGGATAAAACTTTTCCCTACTTGCGAAGTGGCGTCCATTCTCGTAACCCCGAACCAGAAAGTGGTCTCCCACCATTTGCACGTTGGTGTAAAATCTCATTATGTGCTATCCCGATGTTGTTGTCGATTTCAAATTTGCTCGTATGTATTATAGCATTCTTTCCCGTAAATTCCTCAAATGCATTAATGAACATCGTAAAATAATGCCAGTGACATCTGGGAATATAATCTGGTGACAAGCATATGAAAATATGATCGAAATCATAATTTTCAAATTTGTAATCTTCTTTTAAAATAGATTTAAAATTGGCAATTTGTTTAGTGTATTGATCTCTAACCTGATTAGCACTATTAGGATTCTTGATCCATGTAAAAGAATTTAGTTTACCATTTAAATGTAACCATGCTCCCCAACTTCCCTCATTAACACTATCATATTTGTCCAAATCTTCCAGTTCTACATACATATCTTCTTCAGTAGTCAAGTTATCACTATCCTGAGATCCATGAAAAAAATCATCATGATGATCTATGTTAATTAAATCAATGTTATCAAACTTTGCGATATCATAGAGAATAGCATCATGATCATATCCAAAAGAAACATTTTGACAATTTTTAATTGCTTTTAAAAAAGTATCAAAACAAAATAATAAGTTTGCTTGATCAATGTAAAACATTTGTTCACGAAATTGTGTAGAATAAAACATATGATCCCAATGTTTTATTGGATTACCATCTCGTGACGATCCAGGTTCTACTCCATGTTCTTGATATACTTCAATCCATGGAGCCATGATATAATCTAAATCTATTGTCAATACTTTCATTTTTCATTAATTAAGTTATACTTATCTATAAGTGATGAACTAGGATCAGTGATCGTAAAAATTTTATCGGAATGAATCATAAATGTTTTTTGATTTGTATAATCAATAAACAATTGTTCTATAGTTCCATCTTTATTTACAAGATAAGGATCCCTCAACTTACAATCCGGTTCACCGATGTCAC